AAAGCTGTTGCTAACACAAGCATATAAATTAATATAACAATCTAACAAACTCCCCCCTTCCAATCGGTTGGGGGTTTTCTTTTTATGGAAACTATTTATTACAAACCACTGGAGGTATTGTGGGTAAGAAAAAAAGATTTATGCTCAATCCAAAGTTTGCTAAGAGCTTGGACAAATATAAGAACTTAAAAGCAGCGTGGGCATCAAAAACAAAAACAAAAGCTGAAAAGGTTGAAATTGCAGAGCCGCCCGTTGAGACGATCATCGAGTTTGTACCGGAGCCCAGCTTGTCGTTTGAAGAAAAAGTTGTTACACCGGTACCGGTAGAAGTCGTAGAGGTAGAAAAGCCAAAACCTACTCTCAAGAAGAAATCGGCTCCAAAGACAAAAGCAAAGGCAAAACCAAAAACAACCAAGAAGACTACAACAAAAAAGTCAACGAGGAAGAAGAAATGAGTGATTTCGATTTCATAGAGCATTATGGGGACAGCGAGGAAGTAAAAGGAGAAGAGCAGCTTGATGAAAATGAAGTTATCTCCTCCCTGAACTGTGCCGTTATCGGCATTGGTGGAGGCGGAGGTAAGATGGCAAAAGCATTTCTTGACATCGGCTTCAACAAAACTTTACTTGTAAACACGACAGCAAAGGATATTCCAGAAGGAGTAGACGAGAAACATGTTGTATTGATCCCAGATGCAGATGGAATCGGAAAAGATGTGAATCTTGGTAAAACAATATTTGCAGATAACGGTGCTGTCGTAGAAGATGCCCTGAGAACAAAACTCGGAAATGTCGACTGGCTATTCGTACTCGCTGGCGGAGGTGGTGGCACTGGTAGCGCTGCTGCATCTTTGCATGGCGTTTTTGAGCGTTATTTGAAGTCAGTCAGCGCCGGAGGCTCCATCGTATATGTTGTCTCCCAGCCGTCCGCTCAGGAGGCTTTAAACTCAACTATCAGCAAGAATGCTGCTTCCCTCTTAAAGGATGTTTCTAAGCACGCTCACATCATTCTAGACAACGAGAGACAGGTGAGGCTGTTGAGAGGCAAGGTGGGCATGCTAGGCATGTTCCCGTTCGCTAATACGGCATTTGCCAAACTGATGGGGCAAGTCCTCAAACTATCTTCGGAGCAATCATCGATTCAGTCGTTCGACTCAAAGGATTTGGAGAGGTGTTTAAGAACTAAGAAGAGAATGTTTATTGGCTCTACTATTGTTACAGATCCGGGCGATCCCAACTTAGGAGCCGTCATTTTCCAGAATTGCCTGAAAAGATCGCCATGTCCTCTTCCCAAAGGCAAGCCATCAACAGGCTCAATGTTACTGGTTGTAACTGAGGAGATGGCTAACGATCCGGATGTCAGCAAACACCTGGATGCCGCAATATCTTATGTCGGCGGAAGAACAGACACACTCTTCGCTGGGGTATATGTAAAAGAAAATCTACCAGGGTTGGTTGCTATTCTTACTATGAATGGGCTAGATTAAACATAAGCACCAAGTATCGCTAGGGTTTTTGCCTATAGATAACTATTTACTTCTGAAGATAGGAGAACTAATGAATGGCATATCCCACTCTAACGCCGTCAAGCACCACTAACGCTATTGTTTTGCCAGTTACTGGCAATGTGCTCGATGTAGCCACGGCATGCCCCATTGGCGCCTACACTGGATCAGAAGGGTTTCTATCCGGCGCGCAAGCACAGGTTGCCTATACATATAGAAAACTCGGAGGAGATGTGCTCGACATTGAGCTTTCTTCTTCGGCAGTATATGCTAACTATGAGGAAGCATGCTTAGAGTATTCGTATATTATCAACACCCATCAAGCAAAGAATGTTCTTTCTGACTTTTTGGGCGCCACTACTGGCACCTTTGCGCACGATGGCTCTTTTAAGCCAGACTCTCCTATAACTGCTTCTATCAATCTAAAATATCCTAGATTCGAGTTTTCTTATGCAACTAGGGTTTCTGATGCTCTTTCTTTCGATGCAGACGCCGGCGGCAATCAAACTCTATATTCAGCATCGTTTAGAGTTACTGGCGGAGTTCAGGACTACGACTTACAAAGAATTATATCCGCATCGTCAGACGGCAACAAAGACGAAGGGACGGGAGGCTCAGTAGACTATGCCGGCTTGGTTGGTAACAACAAAGTTTCAATCAAGAGGGTATATTATAAAACAGCGGCCGCTATGTGGAGATTTTATGGGTACTACGGCGGCGTTGGAGTTGTGGGTAACTTTCAGACTTATGGGCAATTTGCAGACGATTCTACATTCGAAGTCATACCTGCTTGGCAGAATAAACTTCAAGCCATGGCTTATGAAGATAACATATACACAAGAACATCTCATTTCTCATATGAGATATCAAACAATAAGTTGCGACTATTTCCGGCACCACACTCAGGATCTGCCGGCGGCTTGGCTGATAAGTTCTGGGTTGCATTTAGCGTCAAGAAGGATGCGTGGGAAGAATACGACACGGCAAAGATTGGCATCGATGGCATTAACAATATGAACACTGCTCCTTTCAATAATCTTCCTTACGACAATATAAACTCCATAGGAAAGCAATGGATTAGAAGATTTTCTTTGGCACTCAGCAAAGAGACTTTGGGCCAGATCAGAAGCAAGTTCTCCACTTTGCCGATACCAGGAGAAAGCCTGACACTCAACGGTCCAGCCTTGATATCTGAAGGTAAAGAGATGCAAGATAANCTAAGGGAAGAGCTTAAGACGACTCTGGATGAAATGACTTATAATAAGTTGATGGAAACGGATGCGGAACTTATTGAAAATGTAGGAAGGATTCAAGCCGGTATACCATTGAGAATATTTGTGGGGTAATTAAATGTCAGTAAAAAATAAATGGAAGCAGCCGGCTCAAGCGCCCCCACCAATGTTCGCCGGCAAAAAAGAAAAGAATCTTGTCAAGCAAGTTAATGACGAGCTTATCGAGAGAGTAATAGGGCAAACTATAATTTATTATCCTATTGATATAGAGAGAACAAACTTTCATGATCTTTATGGAGAAGCAATAACAAAAACTTTCCTTCCGCCAATTAGGGTTTATGCTCTTATTGAGTTCGACGGCATCGCAACAAAGTTTATGGGCGGTGTTGGGCTAGATAAAGATGCAACTATTACTGTTCATTTTCACAAGAGAAGGCTGACTGAGGATCAAGATTTGTATATAAGAGAGGGAGACTTTGTTTTATATGGTGATATATATTATGAGATCCATACTCTCGGAGAGCCAACAAGAATCTTTGGCCAAATAGATGACAGAATGGAAATCTCTGCGAAATGCAAGAGAGCAAGAAAGGGGCTTTTCGATGCCAGTTAGAAATAAAGAAAATTTAAGCAAAGCGAATATCTCTGCTAATCAAGATATAGAAATGATGCCCTCCACCCTAGAGACGATAGATAGGGCTTTGTATTCTTATCTGGATGAAGAGCTAAACTTGTTTACCACATCTAACAAGGGCTTCAATAAAGTACCAGTAGTTTGGATGACGCCAGAAAGAGCCTTCCAAATAAAGAACGATAAAGACACCAGAGATGATAAGGGAGTTCTTAAGCTCCCAGTTATCACTCTAGAAAAAACATCGGTAACTAAAAATCCCACTATGCATGGAAGACTGACTGCACATATACCCCCTCAGAATGATGCCGCCGGCGGCTCAATGACCATAGGAAGAAGGGTACAACAAGAGAAGACTAGTCTTTTCGCTGCAAATGATGTTTCTCACTTGCGAGGAAACATTGGAGAAAGAACCGTTGGAAAGGGAGATATTTATTATCCATCCAAAAACAGTAAGATAGTAACAGAAACGATAACAATCCCCCTTCCAGTTTATGTGAATGTAAATTACAATCTTCTCATACAAACTGAATACCAACAGCAGATGAATGAATTGCTGACTCCGTTCCTGTTGAGAACGGGACAGATAAATGAATTTTTTATAAAGTATGACGGACATCAATTCGAAGCGTTTTTGCCGCAAAACTTTTCTTTTGAAAACAACACTTCAGATTTGGGCGAAGACGAAAGGACTTATAAGACATCTATAGAGATTAGAGTGCTTGGGCATTTGATGGGAGAGATGTCAAACACGGAACGCCCAAAGATTGTAGTGAGAGAAAATCGTGTTGTTATTCGCCAGCCAAGAGAGAGGGTGGTGTTTGGAGACATCCACCCTCACGCAAAAGACGGTCAATTTTATAAAGAGTAAGTACTCTTTGGCATTTGGCTTACTATTTATAATACGAAACACTTCGCAAAGAATCGTTCAGCTAGCAGCGGATTGTAAAGGAGAAATCTAAATATGTCAGTTAAAAAGTTTAAGTTTG